GATAGATGTATAAATATAGCCATTAAAAATCAACACGTTAACTAATAACAAAACGATTTATGGCGATGAAGTGGCGACATGTTTTCATGTCGCCACTTTTGTTTTTGGGTATGTACTACCACGTAATAAACATAAATCAGCTAACCTCGCACCTCCAATGACCTAACAAACTACTAGATTTCAGTAGAATGTCTTTTTAGTCGTAGATTTTACTTTTACGGTATCGATATGATTTTCCAAGATGTATAACTTTAACTATTCACTCAATCGCCTTTGCTTGCTGCGTTTGGACAGGTCGATCAGATAGCCATACTGATCGACCTTTTTTTGATACAAGCGATACAATTAGTTAGTCGGTTTAGGCATATCCCTTTTTACATGCTTATCAAGAACAAACCGTTCGCCATTAAACTCTATGCACGGGTAAGGAAATGGGAATAGAACTTCTTTTTGGCAGTATGTGCATTTGTGTGGCCACATCGCATTTCTTTGGTTATCGCTCACGCGATAGACTCCACGCTGGCAATCGTCACATTTAAATTCTACTAGTTCGACATTCGCAGGCTTTCTCGTTTGCATCACGAAAACCCCATTTATCTAATTCAACTTACCGATATGGTAACGCACTTCTACTAGCGATCATTGCTTTGTTATTTTGAAAAAATATATTCCGTCACAAAACGACGCTCAAACCCCGTGATTATTGGGATTCGACACACAAACACGCGATCATTAAAAGCTACAACAGATCTTTAAAATAGCTACGAAAATTAAAACAAACACTAAATATCAACAACTTAATGGATTGCACCAGATCTTTTCTGATCGTTGTTTTTTCAATATTGCGCAATTCTTTGCACTTTTTGAAATTCACTCACGGCGCTTCACGCGCTCTTTTAAGCGGCCTTTTGCTTTTCTAAGCCCCAGTGTCTATAAGGGTTGCAGGGCTGGTCTGCGCTTGATGCAGCCCTGCCAGATTTCACAATATGGAATTTCGATAAAAAACATGCCGAAAACCGCGCAGGTGGGGAGGATGAGTGCGGATTCCGTCACCTGGGTGCTCTCTTTCGTGACTACCTAGCTGCAGGTATGCACGTGACAGTTCACTAACGTTTAGACAAAAAGAAACGCAGCCGATTGGCTGCGCATTGCTGTGAGGCATTTAGAGTTAGAATTTAGTGATAGGAGTAAGTCTGTTTTTTAGTCCGGTGCTACTTTCACCGTGTCCGGTAAACGCTGCCGCTTTAATTGGTGCGCTTGTTGGTGCTTGTGTCTCTGGACTCTTGTGAGTATGTGCCGCACATGTATCGGATAGGTCGGTTACGACTTGCATCAACTCCCCTAGCAAGTTGAGTACATTCTCACTTTCTGAGCCCAACCACGTTTTAGGCGAACGGTAATCTTGTTCTGTGCTGGCACGAACTTCTCTTAACTTACAGTGCAGTTGAGCAAGTTTGTCGGTGATGCTGCGAAAGTTACCAGTTTGGTCAACGTGGTGGTAAACACCTGGTCTTTGTTGGTATCGACTTTCACCAGCTTTGATTGCTGGCAGTTTCCAGCCTAGACCCAGAACTGTTCGAATGAATGGTTTATCTGGTTCACCATTAACAAAACCAATTTCAGCTATTGCGCCAATTGCTGGCGGTTCTAATCGCCCTGCTTGTTCACCAATACCTGGTACTGGTAAAGGTACAGCTTGCATTACCGGCACATCTTTACGTTCGACCAACTTACTATCAAGCAATTGAATATCTGCTGCATAACGAGGATAGAAACGCTCAGACAAATCACCCTCTTTCGGTAGCTCTGGTAATGCAACGACTTTGGCAAGCTGAGGCAAATGCCAGTTTCCTGTTAGTTCTGGGAATAGCCGGTAGACGATACGCTTAATTGTTTTTACGTCCATGTTATGACTGTCTCCGTTCCAACATGTTCAACGGTGGCAAGCTTACGACCATTCACGATCACACCTGGCTTAAAGTGTGGTGTGCAAGGAACCGTTGCCATCTTTTGGGCTTGGTGTGGATTTAGCATGTTGGCAGGGATAGTCGCTGGCTTGTCTGCCCAGTAACTATCAGCCCAACTTCCTACAAATATTTGTCCATTCCCTTGCTGCTGCCAGATGTAATCAGAAATACTAAAAGCCTGTGCTATCTCATCGAGCACCCGATAGCCATTACCTGTCGAATAGAAACAAGGGATAGCACTATTGGCATAAGATCTATCAGGGACCACAAACTGCAGCCCTGTTTGTTGAGTGATATTACTAAGCAACTGAACAAGCGTTGGATGTCGCATGATGACATTCAATGGATGATAAAGCGCAGCGGCCAGCTCTCTGCAGAAGATAACAACGTAACCTGGTTTATCTGGTGAAACCCTTTCAACAAATCCAGTCAGTACACGCCTAATGTTATTACCCCAACCCAATTCGATAGCAACCTGCTGCATTGGGTTAGCTTCACCTTGAATCGTTATCTTTGCTCTACCTGGTGCATTATCAGAAAATGTCAGCCTATGTTGGCTGACTTTTCTTGGCTCACTGCCAACATAGCATTGAATGGTAAACTCTGGTGTATTCATGCCAGTGCCTTATCCATTGATTGCAGATACCCCATTACACCTGTCATTTCCACTTCGGTATTCGGTGGAGTATTTACCGAAGCCGTTGGTGGTGTAGTTGGTGTTTCTACCCCTGCAGCCTTTTGCTGTACCGCAGGTTTTGGGTCTTCTCTGCTTTCGGTTCGTTCTGCCACACTCATATGTTCAACAAGTTCAAAGCTGATTAGCCACTGACGTAACTGGGCATCTTCTTGCGCTGTGATAGTGCCTTGGAACTTTACCTGGCTAACTTTTAGGGCATTCGCTGTGCGGTTGTCGATACGGTAGATCACTCGCGCACCGTCAAGCTTTGCGCCAGCAAGTGTGTAGAGTTGGTTTAGCGTAGTTGCTTTGTCATATGGCAAAGTCCCAGTTACAGCCAGAACTTTGCCTTTATCCCCTGTTTCGGCTTGGTCAGTCGATGCAGAGTTGCCGGACATATCTTGTCCGGCTAGTTGTTGTCTTGCTGTGACCTTTAAGCCTTTAAGGGGAATTCGAACTGCTGAGAGTGATAGCATTTAAGCCACCTCTGCCAGAGTCGGCCAAGGATGTTCGGCTTGTATTAGCTCGACTGCTGCATCGGCTTGTTGTCTGAATGCTGCGGCTTCATCAACCAAACCTTTAGACTCTTTGCGCCACGCTTCCATGTATAGGGGGTCACTAACTTCGCGGTAAGCAGCACGACGAGCACTATCAACCTGATCATATTCGGCAATGTATTTATTGCTCTGGTTTGTTACCCAAGCACCACTAATCCACTCATCAAAATCAGTTATTGGTTTGTCTGTTGTGAATCCTTCTTTTATTGGTCCTAAATCAGAGACTACACTCAACACTGTACAATTCGATTCATCATAAATCGTTGTGCCACGATGGTCTTCGATGTATTTAGATTTAATAGCCTGACCTGAGTTATCTAAAACAGCTACAACAGCAAAACCTTGCTTTGGAGGTAAAGGTTCTGATTGAAGTGCGTCTCTCGGTATGTGGTACATACCACCACGATATTCAGCCTTAACAGGGACAAGAACTTCGTTAGTTTGTTTATCTATTGGATAGTAATACTTAACGTCTTTACTCACACATCCTCCTTAAATTGCAATTGCCATTGGACGAGCTACGTTTCGTGAACGTGATGTACCCATCCAAAGGGCTAAATTCGCATTATCTAATCGGCTATTACTTGTTCCTGTTGCCCAGTTAATTAAATCCACATTCATAGCAACATCACTGAGATCGGCGGGTTCCCATCCCAACGCTTCACGATGTATATTGATGTTTTGAATACTGGTATTTGCAGTATCAGCATCATCATTACCCGCAATCACTGTACCTTTCTGAGCGGTATTGATTTGGCGGTTTGCATCCACGCCACGACCTTGGTCAAGCACACGTAAGAACTCGGCACGAATCTCACCTGTATTGATATAAGACACACCATCACGGTTAAACACTAGCGATGGATAACGACGAGCTAAACGCCAATAAACAAGCGAAGGCAAATCAACGTTGATTTCCATCACTGCCCATTCTGGTGCAGAAGTATCCAACCAGTAAAACGGCATACCTATCTGATCACCTGTATACGGCACCCAATAAAACGGCTTGGTGTTGTCTGACCAACCGACATGACGATTAGTCTCCAGTAACGGCGACTTACCTGCTAATGACTCAACATTAGAATACCATTGCCAGTAGCTCAACTCGCCCGTAGCTTGGTCTTTGGTGTAGCAAATCTCACCAGTCGTATAAACTCGCTCTGAGTCATAAGGCAGGAACTGAGAAAGCATTTCATGCTCAGCCAAACCACCCTTAACACGTAAATCCACTATTGAGCCATCAGCCTCAATCCGTGCTAGTTTCGCCACATAATGAGGTCGGTTCTCGCTATCGGTGTAATCCACTAAGTCATCAGTGGTCGCAACGATTTTGAATAGGTTTTCATGCTGAGAAAGTGCGGTACCATCACGGTAAACATCAACCCATAAAGTTGTTGGTTTGCTGTCTACCGTTTGCACCGTCGAAAGTGCGTTTTGAATGCGTAGACCACCGACATAAGCGACACCTGGTACAATCAAATATTTGGTTTGGTCGACTTCATGGAGTGTTACGTCAAAACCATCAACGAACGCAGTATGACCATAGTTATCTAAGCAAGATAAGCGGTGGTCTTCGTCCATTCCTTTCAATCGGGCTTGGTAGTCTATTTGCCAAGTTGCCGCATCAATTGTCACATTCGCCGCGGCTGCTGCTCCATCGAACTGCATTAGCATCGACTTAGTTAACGCCATGCCTGTTTCTTTGGTTTCGGTAGCTTTGTAAACCACCATGCCGCAGCTTTTCGGCACGTTCTTGTCACGCAGAAACATAGCGTTAAAAGTGAATGGCGCGGTACTACCTGAGAGCACCACGGAATAGACAACCGCATTGCTGCCGGATTTTCCAATTTGGTCTAAATCTTGTTGAAACACCCATTGCTCTAATGGTGGCAGTGAAATGGTACGGTCAATCGGTTGAGACAAATCAAGATCAGGAATCATCGCAAAAATGATTTCATTGAGATCAGTAGGCTGCTTCAACGAAACCTTGTTTTGCAGGTACTGTTCAAACTCTAACGGGATAGCCGTTTGGCTCATGGTTAACGCTCCCTTTTATTTTTGTCAGTTCAGGCGCGTCATTGACGCGGTGAAAATCTGTTGGTTGTGTTCGATGCGTTTTTCTCGCACCGACACGGTGGATTCATCATTGGCTTTTGCAACATGAAGGTTGAACCTGTGACCAAACGCTGCAGCGATCATCTTCAACGTTACCGGATAGGTCACATTGAACTGATAACGTCGACACGTGCGACCGTATTGTCGAATCATGGCATTCATTAACCAGTTCTTTTGGGCTAAGTCGCTGTCAGCGGTTTCAATGGTGACAACATCCCACTGTTCTTGGTCTTCACGTTCATGGATGTCTACCCAGTCGACGCCTAACTTGCCAAACATGTTTTTAAAGCCGGCTGTCTCACCGCCATGACGGGCAAACGAATAAGCATTGGCGACACGAATACGAAAAATCATTTCGTCTTCACGTTCTAATGGCTCGATGTCTCGTTCCCAAGCCATCAGGCGAACAATGCCAATTGGCGCAGTAAGTGGGTCATGCTTTTTGAGTGGCATTCGCAATGCTTCGTCCACTCTTGACCAGTAGTTACGCAGTGCGTTGGCAAACTTTGCCAGCTCACCTCTACCCATCCAGTACTTGAATTTAATTGGTGGTAGTTGCATAGCTACTCCTGCATATTTATTGTCAACGTCGACAAGCGAGGGATTTTCAAGCTACTCACTATGTCTTCTTGTTCAAACTTCAATGACTCAATGCCCTCAAGCAAGCCATGTAGTTCCCCTTCTAAGCGTGAAAAGCTAAAGCGACCAATTGGATTCGTCGGCGTGACTTTGTAATCACTGTTTTTACGGAATGCCGCTTTCACTACATTCTCAATGTCTGTTTTTAACGTCCCACGCTCTTGCTCTGTTAACTTGGCTTTCGGCCAGACTTTGACACTAATAGCGTGTTGGGTTTCAGGCATCGCTTTCACCAACAAGTCATCACCATGGCCATGCAAGCCACTGGTTGTCACTTCGTGGTTTAAATCGTCGATCAGCTCTTGTGATGGATTACCCGTATCTAACAAGATCAGTGCGTTTGCAGTACCTGGTCCACGTGGTGCGTTATGTTCAAAATAGATATTGTCGTCTTGAATACCTGCTTTCTTCATCAGCAAGGAACGGTAAGCCGCATCAATATGCCATTTAGCAACGGCACTCCACTGGTTACGCACACGCAAGCGAAGTTCGTCTTCGTTTTCATCATCTGCGCCAGCTTCTATCAACCATTCGTCTTCATTGGTCGCGGCGGCAATACCCGAAATAGCAACGGGGATCACATGGTAGTAACCACCGCCCAAGTTATAAGAAGCGCCTTCGTGTTCGGCTTCGACGGTTGCTGAAACGGTGGTTTCGTTCTCTGGCATCGTCGTGTCTTCAAGCACTTTCACTCGATAAATGGTGCCGTTAATCGGTTCAGTTTGAACCCACGTGTCTTTAGGGATAATCAGTGCCGGACCTTGCAAAGCAGCACGTTGAAAAACAATGCTACCTTTCGCCTTGGTTTTAGCTTTTGGCTCGATGTCCACTTCCCAAGCCTTGAGTTTCAAAGACTCACCGAACGCAGTGGCTAGAAACGTATTGGGCAACACGTATTTGACCAACAGGTTTTCAACCAGCCACACAGTAGCCACTATCACGGCTTGCTCTATCATTCGCCAAAAAGGAGAAAATCGGCTGTCGTTGTTAATCACGCTACCTGCTTTTTCCATCTCTTCTTTGAGCACCTTGCGCCAGCTCTCTGAATCAGTTGGAATGCCTGACTCTTTTAAAATTTCTTCATAATCTGGCTGTGGAATATTTGCCATTAGCTATCAACCTCTATTTCAATGCCACCAAAATCACTTGTTGTTGCGAAAATCCAGATTTTGCCTAGTTCCGGCTCTTCCATTCGGACGGTACCTGGTACCAAACGAACCTCTTCTTCAACTAAGAGCTCTATTTGCTTTTTGATATCACTGCGAGCATCACGAGACTTTTCACCGATCAAAGCCACGGCCAAACCGCTCTCGATAATGGCGTGTTTAATATCTTGGGCGATCACGGCTCGGTCTTGAATCATCACTGGATTTCGACCAGCATCTAAAACGACATCACCGTTTTCTATGAGCATATCTTGATACAGGTAATCTTTACTCATGGCGCGGCCATCTCTAATTCATTAGCCATATCTTGAGGGCTATTCATGTACGTTGGATAAATGCTCACACCGCCGTAATTCGTCGAACGTCCTTGGTTATAAGTCGACATCTGACGTGCAACCCCACCTTGTTGAACTCTCGCTTTTGGTGTGGCTTGCTGAACTGCATTAATCGTTTGACCAGGTGCTTCGTCATCACCGAGACCTGGTATCCAACTGATCACAGTGTCAAAGCTTTCTCCAATCCAACCGAACAGGTTTTCAAATACCGCTTTCACTTCGTCAACAATGGCAAATAAGCCATCAAAACCCGATAAGTCAGTAAAGCCACTTGTTACCCACTTCCAACCGCCATAGATTGCGGCGAATAAGGCTCGAATAGGCGCAGTAATCGCAGTTAAAACTTGGAACCATGCGGTGTCGCCAAAGCTCGCTTTAAGATCATCCCAGTAGTACATGAGCCCGACTACGCCAGCTATCGCAGCAGGTATCCAAAACAAAGGATTCATTGCAACAGCAGCAGCAAATTTAAGGGCGGTCATTGCTGTTGCCAAAAACGCCTTTCCGATTGTAGAAAGTGCTATTGCAGCAGTAGAGTAGAAGGCACTGGCTGCCGTCATCGCTATATTCAATATCCACTGAGTCGCCACTGCTACTTTTGCTCGTATATTGAACATTCGAATATACATATTCATAGCTAGCAACGGACCTCTAAGCATCGTCAGCGTTTTGCCTAGAAAACCAAATGAAAAAGTAATTGTTTTAACTAAACCACTTCCAAGCGTTACGGTCGCCCATAGCATTTTGAATGCACCTGTCATAATGGTTAGCACTCCTCCCACTGCAACTAGGCCAAAGAAACCAAGAGTCAAATAACCAACCCATCGAGTAATATTTGGGAACAGGTTCGTCCATCTAATTAGCTCTCCAGCACCGTCAACTAATGATGAGATCACTGGCATTAGCGATGGTAGTAGAGCTGTACCAAAAGCTGCTCGAATTGCAAAGACACCTTGCTCCATACGTTCCCATTGGTCTGTCATGTCTGCCGCCATCTGAGTTGCAGCATCAAGCCCTTTCACATTTCCCAATGCGTCCATACCCGCACTAAACTCACCCATACGCCCAACCAAGTTCGTAAGCATAAGCGCTCCGTCGCCCAAGCCTGCTTCATCAAGTAGGGTTCGCGCTTCGGTACCCGACAAGCCATCCAGCAACGGTGCTATGTTCTCCAACACTTGTTGCATCGGAAGCAGTTGCCCGTTCATGTCCGTCAATGACACGCCCAGCTTGTCTTGCGCACCCACGGCATTTTCTAAGAAGTTGGTGTATTGGGTGACGGCATCACCCTCACTCATTTGGCCTTTGAGCATACCGAACACAGCGAACTGCTCAGAAAGGCCAACGCCCATAGTGGACGTGAGCGAGTGCATACCATCCACCATCCCCTCAATCGCACCCATTTCAATGCCATAAAGCTGTTTCGCAGTGGCAGTCATGCCAGCAATTTGCGCGGTCCATGTATCCACACCCATGGCATCAGCTTGCGTCTTATAGTTGCCATACAGGTTTTTCATGAATCGCGTAGTGCTTTCTGCGTCTGACTTCATCGCCATAGAAAGCGTTGCGCTTGAATGGGTCACGCTTGCCATTACATCAGCAGGCATATTGCCCATAGCAAGGCGCACACCTTCAGCATGGCGAACCACATCCACCGAACTTTTGCCGAATTCAGCACTGAACTCGAATGCGGTTTGCGTGATGGCTTTCAGTGCATCATCTGCCACACCAAGCGCTTTCACTTCACCTAGTGCTCTGTCCATCTCAATGGCCGGCATTAATGCTTGTTGCAGCGTAATACCCACACCAGCTACGCCAGCAGCACCCGCCACCATAGTGTGAGTGCCGTCTCGGTAGGAAGAAGCCATGCTATTAAACTCACGCTGAATATTACCCAGCGGTTTACTAATCTGGTCTATCAATCCAACTGTGTAGCGTAGTGGTTCTGGTAGAGACATTCGTTATCCTGCAAAAGCTTTCGCTGTTCCGTTCGCATTGGAAATCGCGGTGTTATCCCAGTGTTGTTTCTCTAACCAAACTGCTTGAGCCAAGCTCATTTCTGTATCTGGTTCGTGGGGTAACCATTTCCTTCGTAATGCGTACATCTGGAGTAAGTCGCTTGATTCAAGCGACTTAACCAGTTCTTCTATTTTTTTACTGAGATCGCCACCTTCGGCGCATACTCACCAACTAACGCCCCTGCAACCTGGATCATTGCGCCAGCATTGTCTTCATCAAGCTTGCGTAATAATTCTTTCCCTTCATCGCCTTGCGCTGACTGCATCACAAAGTTATGCGCTGAATCAGTCATGTCGCCACGAGCCATCGCACCGATATATTCGCCATAAAGCTCTGGAGTTGGTGCAAACTGAATATCTGAACCTGCAATAGTTAGAACGATAGTTTTCTTACTCATGTGATTTTCTCTCTATCTAATTTCGTTTCTAGACGGTCAAACCGTCCGTTAATGGATTTTTTAAGGTCGTCCACGGCTTCTCTAAGCTCGTGTTTCGTTGCGTATTTTTCCGCGTTATCCGCTCTCATCCTTTCGATAGCAATTTCATTTTGATGAGTGCGCTGCATTAGGCTGTTTGCTGTGCTATTGGATTTCTCTGCACGTGCGTACACAAAGCCAATCAGAGTCAGTAGAAAAGCAGCCACTGCCAACCACACGCGCAAATCTTCCATTTAGCCTCCTTGCATAACGGCTTGCTTTAAGCTTCCGATAAACCCTGCAGGTTTAGTTCCCTGAGCGACTTGCTTATCTTGGCTTCGCTTATGGATGCTGATACCTAACACGGCCAGAGCAACGCTAAACAAAGGAGTAAGAGCCACGACACTATTCACAACACTAGCGGCTTGCTCTGGGTGGAAAACAAGCGCAAATGCCAAACCAAAGAACAGCAGGGACCAAGCCAAACACATCGCATAGCCAAACGTTGGTCGCCAACGTCGAACATAGGCGTCATTGCTGGCTAACTCTGCTTGCTGGGTTGCTGCTTGAGTGGTAATCGCCAACTTGCGTTCTTCACTTTCAATTTTTGAATGACTCAAAGCCAGCTCTTGCAGTTTGATACGCTCATCACTTTCAAGTCGCTTGAGCTTTAGCAGTGCATCAGGATTAGTTCGCAATTCTTGCTCGATAGCTTCTGGCGTATTTTCTACGCCTAAAGTACTCGCAACCATCGCACCTACGGCACCACCTGCAGGACCACCGATCACAGTGCCAATCATTGGTGCTGCAGTTGCAATTAATGATTTAACGCTTTCCCACATAGCTCAGTCCTTAACGATGGTTAAAACCGCTGGTTGACCATCAAGTTCGTGCATCAATGCTTCAAATGCTGCCTTTGAATTGACTACTGCCCATTCATTGCCAACAAAACCAAAATCAACACCTGGTGCTAAACAGCCTTGAAGTTGGCTCGGTGTGTTCGCTTTATGGATCAAGATATGCGTTCTTAAACTCGGCCCCTGACGAGTTACGCCCAGTTCGCCAGCTTCTAGCGCATAGCAATCACCAAACTTAGGCGATTTGTGAGGAAGAATTTGGTAAGAACCCTCTGGCACACAAGATTTACCTGGCAGATTATTTCGCCAACCACGTTCGGCGATCACACACACTTGGCTTCCATCTTCGCGGTGAAGCGTTCCAAAAGTGCCGTCTTGAAAGTAACGGCGTTTCAATACAAATCGTTTCAACGTTTTGCCCTCTTCTCTAGAAGTTCTTGGCACACTACACAGGTGCAACAATGAGGTAGATACTTTCGGCGTGCGGCTGGGATTTCCTCACCGCATTCAACGCAATGTGTTTCGCCGTTTGGGTGCTGCGCTTTCGCTTTGGCACTGGCTGCCAATTGCTTGGCCAGTGCCATTTCCGTTTGTTTGGCTTCGATACCGCTTGCATGATCAAATAAGTCCGGCATCTACCACCTACCCAATAATGTCGGCGGTTTCTTCTGGACGTAGATAAGGCACACCATTGATATGAACAAAATCAGGATCAGTCACATCAAACGGAATCTTATGGACCAGCGCACTGCCACCGTTACTATCTGCGTCAATCAAGTCAGAGATTTTCAACTTGATGCCAAACATCTCTACTTTGAGCTCGTCACGCTCCGTTTTGCCGTAGCCCATCGCATCAAATGGCTTTAGACCACGGAAAGAACCTGATCGAGCTGCCGCTTTCATCAGCAAATTAAATTGGCTTGTGACTAACTCCAATTCGCCTGAAGCTTCTACATCACCTTCCACGTAACCATCAGGAACACCATCTGTTTTGGTCACCGCGCTGTTATCGGTAATAGAAAGCGTCCATTTCTGTGCGCTAATTTTTAGGTCTTCCAAGCGGAATTTGAGATTCTTACCGGAAATACGCATGCTTATGCCTCCTGATCGGCTGGGTTAGACAGGTCTAACGCAACATTGACCACAATGTGCTTAGGACAGTTATGCGGCTGCACCATTAAACCGATCACCACTTTTGATTTTGTCATCCATTGGATAGTCACATCGCCATCACGTGGCGGCATGATTTCACCTGGGAATTGAATGTCACCTAGCTGAATACCTTTGCTCATCTGGCGCATGTCTTTGGAGAAATACTGTTTATTGTTCTCGATAGACTCAGGAGTAGAGTTGAGGATTTTGTCACCGATGCGACGAATCGCTTTCACGCGAACGCGGCGATTAAGTTTGTGTACTGGGCGTACATATTCAAGGTATTGGTAATCACCACCTTTCGCTTCGAGCGTCGTGGCATCAGTCCAGTAAATACCTTCGTAGTCGGCATACCATTGCGGTACTGAATAGCGAGCGGTAGCAAGTGCTTCAACGGTGGACATTTCAAGATCTTTACCAGCACTGTCTTTTGGTGCATCACCTAAACCCAATACATTACCTGTTGCTACGCGCATTGGTGTATCCGCTACCGTGACACTGCGATCACACAGGCGACCAGCAAGCACACCGATGTTATTGCCATGAAGTTGCGGCACTGGTACCACCATATTCGCAGCAACATCTTTCACCAGTGTCAGCATTGCCGTTTCGTATTCCGACCATGTTTGATTTTCTGAATCGATACCAGGTACTGCAGCCAAGATGAACACCCAACGGCCTAGTTTGCTCACTAGTTCGTTATGTTTTGCCATCATGTCATCAAAAGCGGCTTTGTCGGTGGTTTTATCTACCAGCACAATACCTTCGAACGAATCTGTTTTGTTGGCTTCATTAACTACACCAGTCCAAAGTTCTGGAGCGGTTAAGCCATAGATAGCAGCTGTCCAGTTTTGCTTACCGTTGAGTTGAGCGGCAATCACATTCGCCCCTAACTCATCATCTGCGACAACACCTGATAGGTCGGACATTGCAGAAACACGGGTGACTTTGCCTTGTAGTTCTGCTTTTGACGTAACGCCAATGAAAAGCAGATGACGTTCAATTTCGGGGATACCGCCTTGCCCCAAGTTCAAGTTATTGACTTCTACCTTTCCGGTTGCCATCAGTTCTATCCTCTTTTCGCCTAGCCTTGCTTGGCTTTCTCGATGTTGCGTAACAGTCGTTTGGTAACTAATTCTTTTCGGGTTCCAATCAACTCACGTTCTGGTGTTTCGATCGTCCAGCTCTGTTTCCCTTTCGGACTACCTGAACGCATCATGCGGATAATTAGCCCGGCTTGACCTAACGTCAGTCGTTTTTGAATATTGCGTTTACTCAGGCGATTAAATCCGCCATCTTTTCGCCTGATTTTGTAACCTAACCGGCGCAGTGCATGGGCTTGCTCATCTGTGGCTTGCGCCTCGTAATCAGGCTGCCCAAACCTTTTGTTCTGGCTTTTTATATGCAGCCTAGCGGTGACCGTTTCTGTCATGCCTTGTTGATGAACAGCGGCTTTTTTTGCCTGTATCCGGTTTTTCCATGTTAAGTCGAGCTCCTTTGCTCCGTTCTTAACGTAGGGTTCCATCCCGTTGGCAAAGCTCATTAGAACTGCACCTTCACCTTTCTTTCGCTTGTCATACGCTTTGTTTTTAGTGTTTTTCTGACGCTTAATGCGGCTTCGGGTGTTGCGTATTTCCCAGCGACCTAAATCTTTCAGAATCCAAAATCGTTTCTTTGGTGGCAGCATCAACGCTTCAAGTGCTTTTCTGGCACTGATTGCATCATTGGCGTTAAGCGTTATCGTTGGCTGCATTCGTAATTTCGCCTTCTTCTGCTATCCAAATTTCTACTGGATTCACTCGATAAGTCTGGCTATTCCAAAGCACCAATCCTTTCGGGTCGAGTATCAACTCGATGGGTTCTTCAAAGGCGATTTTTATCAATACATCCGCACTTTCTTCGTTGTTCACATCGATTTCGATATCAGGATTGCCAAGCTCTTCATTTTCGTCCCTTTCAGGATCAAATTCTGAAATCCAACAAGCCACCAAAGCGAATAAAGTACTTGGGTCCAGTTTGTTATGAGGGAAGTTCTCGATCAGTATCCCTGCTTGGTAAAACCAGTTAGCAATTCGATAACCGCCATTGCCTCTGTCTTCACCATTTACTATCAACTCACCGCCAGCTTGAGTGGCGTGAATCTTTTTCGCGTGGACGTTGCCTTTAAGTTGCTGACATAGGTATTTGTGTAAGGCTTGTAATTTGGTTTGCATCAGATCAAATCCACCTTGTTGGCACTTCTACCAAGCAGCAAACTAATGTCCCGTTTTGCTTGAGCTCTAAATCGGTCAGCCTGTTTAAAATCGTCTTCGGCTGTATTTTCCGCCGCATCTCTGCGGTCTTGAGTTGCAAACTCTGGCAATAAGTCAGCATGAGCGGTTCCATACACCGCACGTTTGTAAACGGATGCTTTACGCGTATCAAAATCAGGTGCTTCACTGCCGACCAACAACTCATCCAGTTCACCTTGCACGTACAAGCTAGCGGCTTGCAGTGCAGTAATAATTGAGCTTTCATCGAACAGCGAAGGTATACGTCTCATCAGGCGAAACTCACTGGTTTTCAACACAGGCCAGCCACCGAACTCGATGTCTGTATTTGCATTTTCTTCGACGTATCCACCAAAGCTCATCACTGTTCCTTACTTGAATAAGTGCGCCTCTAGCCACTGGGTCGACGGTATCGAGTTAGCCTATTGGCTTCTCTTACCTCACCAGCCGAGGCGCGGTGGCGTAGGAGTCTTTAGAGATTCTTGCCGTCTTTAATGGCACGAATACGTTGTTCAATTTTCTTGATTTGGGTACCCACACCCACTTTGCAGTGCTTGTTGTGAGCGTGTTGAAGCAGGGCCAATGCCTTTTCCAACGTTTCCAAATTGCCGATCGCTGTTGCTTGTGGTTGGCCTTCTTCGTTTCGAATCAGGTACAAACCCGCAAACTTGTACCACTTTGCGTGGACCTTCTCGTGTAAGCGCCAGTCTTTCTCGACTTTCTCAAACACTTGGGAGAAGTAAGGCTCAATTGAGTTGCCACGTTCCGATTCACTTTCGGCCCATTCCAAGACCTGATCAGCGCAGAATGTCGGCCAGTCACGGCGAAAATTCTCTGGTGTTGGCAAGTCTCGTTCGATTGCCTTCATGCACCAATCAATAGCGGTATCCAGCTCTTTAATATCGAATAGCCAGATCACCAAGTTGGTAAAAATTGGGTTTTCGAACTGTTCACCGTTTTCTAAATAACTTTGAACATACGGCTTGTATTTCGGAACTAAGACATTGCGCTTATGCTCGACACGATCAGCAATCGCATTGAAAGAGCGCAAGTGCTTGCGGTCTTCTTCGAAGCCAATCAGCTTGATATGTAGGCTGTCGGTATCAACCGCAGGACTAACATTAAAAGCTTTCTGTTCTCTTGCTGCTTTCTTCGCAAGGTTGTCTCTCATGCCAGGAGATAAACGCATAGTCATTTATCCTTATGCCGCAGGTGTTGCACCGAAATGCACTTTCGCTTCATTGAAGCTTGCGTAACCTTCGTGATCACCTACTGCATAACCTTCATTACGTAGGTATGAGTTTTCATGCTGCTTGCGGTCTTCTACATGCTCAGACTTACGGTGACGCGTGTTTTTCTGCGTATAAACATGCAAGTTTTTCAGCGTCGTGACTGTCATTCGCATACCAGGGAAGAACGGTGGCGACATCGCACGACGACCAGCAATTGAGTTTGGCAATTGTTGCGCAGCCTTCTTCTCTGTTGGCGTTGTTGCTGCGTCATATAAACGCGCCTGTTCGAATGAAAGAAGATCAGCACCAACCAACACAATTAGATTCGGGTCGCTTCGTAACGCAGGATGAATCTTGGTGTTAATTAGATCAGATGCCATTGCATCTAAGTTGGTGTAATCACCACCGCCATCAGGATCTAGATAAATGTCTACATCAATGATTTGGTCTGGTGATTTTTCTTTCACTAGTTGTTGCCAGCCTTTGTTAACGTCTTCACCGTTAGGGTTATTCGTTGGGTTCGTTGTTTCCGCTACCGAAGTACCGTTAAAGCCAACACGAATAATGTCTTGCGCGAAATTCAGCGTTGCGTTTTCGTTTAGACGCTTCATGAACTCGCCAGGCTTACCTGAGTTAGCCCAAACGCTTAATAAATCCCACGTAACAACAGCACATGAGTCGGTTTCAACTAAGGTGTAGGTATTGCCATCAACACCGCTTGATGTTGTATGACGCCCACCTTTTTTACGGCCTGTATGTAACTTGTTGGTACCAACATCAACAACTTGCCCTGAAATCTGGTCTACATCTTCAACCGTGATCAGTTTGAGGAAATCAACCGATTCCATCAGCTTGTTTTTTAATGCTGTTTCAACTGGGCCCGAAATAGCGAATTGCTTACTCACATCAGGACGAGAAAATACTTCACACTGTTTCGCGCAGTATTCTTCCAGTAATGCACGAGCGGTTTGAGTTAATTGCATTTACTATTGCTCCTTATGCAAAATGGCTTGTATCTTCCGCCGCACCTTCGCCTTGAGGCTCTTGACCAGGTACTTCTTTCGAAAGGGCGTTGAACTTAGTTTCAAGGCCAGAAACTTTTTCCATTAGTGGTGCAATAGCCGTATTTAGCGCAGTCGAGAACTGCTCTACTATTGCACCTTCCGGTTTAACTTCTCGTTCTGGCTCAGGTTCTTGCTTACTAAACTCTTGCTTGAGCTCTTCTTTCAGCTCGGTTTTCAGCTCACCTTTAAAAGTACTAAATTGCTTTTTCAGTGCAGCTTGTAGTTGTTCTTCGGTCACTTCCGTTTCCTCTGGTTCTGGCTGTTCAATTGGTGTTTCTGGCAGTTCCCCACCAGATTGGAAATAGTTTGCGATGGTCGCAAATGCTTGCGCTAACGGATTGACAGAGTAAAACTCGCTAAGGTCTATTTGCTCCAATGAATCAGTTTCAATCTCTTGAGTTTCACCCGCTTGGCGAGAGAACTTAAGGCGAGTCGTGCCTGTTGAGGCTGGGGAGTCAGTCACAGCAAGGCCAATCAGGTAAGCTCGCCCCGTCCCTTGGAAGTCTGGGTGCAGCTCGATAGAGGTATAGAGCTTCTGACCTTTTTTGTTAGCGGAAAGTAATAGCTCATTAGGCGTGATTTTCGCGAGTAATCGCAATTTACCTGCACGTTTTTCGGCTTTAACTTCCGGCACTTCACCCCAGTTATTACCTTCGAATACGTTCCAATGAGAGCGGGAGTGTTCAGGCCAAATTAGTGCGGCATAAAGTGCAGGTGAATATGACTCACCCATCTCTTTAATTTGCACTGCGCTAATTTGGCGACCGTCTACGGTAGCGCCTTCAGATGCAACAATATTCCAATCACTGGTTTTGCTCATGCTGTCGTTTGCCTAGTTAATTACGTCAAATGAATCTTGGTCACGGCAAACAATACGCCTTTGACTGACTGCTTTCAGCCACTTCAATTCCTAGTAATTCGGATTTTGGCTAGATCCGAATTCTTCCGAATTTTGCTTAGCCATTTGCGAGTTTTCAGGGCGTATGATGCAGCTATGGCATATTCAGACGAAATAAAAGAGGCCGCGAAAAAGCTTTATTTACGCGGGGTACCTCCAAAGGAAATAGCGGCGCAACTTAACCTAAATAGCGACCGCATCATCTATACCTGGGCGGAGAAATTCGGCTGGGCTTTGTTGTTGAATGAACTTTCTGTTGAGGAAATGATTAACCGCCGATTGGCCGTGTTAATTGATAAAGATGAGAAAAGCGATCAGCAACTTAAAGAGATGGACAAGCTTATAGACCATCACGTTAAGTTGCTAAAAACTCATGCCGATGCAAAAGCCAAAGCTGAACGTATGCTTTCGCAAGGCAGCTCTAAATCGAACACTACCGAGCCGTCCAATCAAAGCCGTGGTGGTAGTGGCAACAGTAAGAAAAAAGGCAAAGGCAAAAATAACATCGAGCACCTTTGTGAAGATGATTTTGTCGATTGGCATGAATCGCTGTTCAAATATCAGCATGTCATGCGTAACAATATAAAGCAGCGTATTCGCAACATCTTAAAATCACGCCAAATTGGTGCGACTTACTATTTCAGCGGTGAAGCCTTAGAAGACGCAATTCTAACGGGCGATAACCAAATATTCCTTTCAGCCTCTCGCGCTCAAGCCGAAGTTTTCCGCAGCTACATTATCGCAATTGGTAAAGAGTTCTTAGGCATCGAGTTAACCGGCAACCCGATCATTCTTTCTAACGGTGCCGAACTACGCTTTTTATCAACCAACAGCAAAACAGCCCAGAGTTACCACGGCCATGTTTATGTCGATGAATATTTCTGGATACCCAAATTTGACGAACTGAACAAACTTGCTTCGGCAATGGCGACGCACAAGAAGTGGCGCAAAACTTACTTTTCTACGCCATCATCGAAGATGCACCAGGCTTACCCATTTTGGACAGGCGACCAATGGCGTAAAGGCAAAGAATCTCGGGAAAAAATCGAGTTCCCAACCTTTGAAGAGTTTCGAGACGGTGGACGACTCTGCGACGATAAACAGTGGCGTTATGTTGTCACCATTGAAGATGCCGCCAACGGTGGTTGTGACCTATTCGACATTGACGAACTGCGCGAAGAATACAGCCTAGACGACTTCAACAACCTGTTCATGTGCGTGTTTGTTGATGGGTCTCTGTCTGTATTCAAGTTTTCAGACCTTGAAAAAGGCATGGTGGATGCCGCTCACTGGCAAGACTTCAAGCCAAATAACAAACGACCTTTTGCCCATCGAGAAGTTTGGTTGGGTTACGACCCAAGCCGAACCCGAGACAACGCATGTTTGGTGGTGGTGGCCCCACCTGTCGTCGCAGGTGAACGGTTCCGCGTACTAGAAAAGCACTATTGGAAGGGGCTCAACTTTCAATATCACGTTTCAGAAATCGAAAAAGTCTTTAAGCGCTACAAGGTCACTTATATCGGTGTCGATACCACAGGCATTGGCGGTGGTGTTTGGGATTTGATTTCGAAGAAATACCCACGTGAAGCTCACGCAATCCACTACAGCAACGAAAACAAAAACCGTTTAGTGATGAAGATGATCGACATCGTAGAAGCCAAACGACTTCAATTTGATGCCGAACATAAAGACATTGCTATGGCGTTTATGGCGATTAAACGAGTACCGACGGCCAGCGGTAACGCCATGACATTCAAAGCAGAGCGCAACCAAACCACAGGCCATGCCGATGCGTTCTGGGCTATTTCTCACGCCATTATTAATGAGCCGTTAGACCACGCAACTCCAACTAAATCAACTTGGGCAACCGCAGCATGACCGCGCAAATAGAAACTTTAGTCAAACAAGAAGAACGATCACCAGAGTCGGTCTACCACATCGACTCAGCACCCGAAGCCATCGACTCAAATAGTTGGATGACTTCATACTCAGATTTGTTTTACAACGACACCGACAACTACTGGGAACCACCCATTTCACGCACTGGATTAGCCGATATTGCCAGAGCCAACGCTTATCACGGCTCTTTGTTGATTGCTCGGGCCAACTATGTAGCAGGAAGATTTCAACAAGGTGGTTCTACTCGCCGCAGACACATTCAAGCCTTTTGCCGCGATTACTTCACCTTTGGTGATGCCGCTTTCTTAAAAATCCGCGATGGCTTCAAACGCGTAGTGCGTTTACATCCGTTACCAGGCATGTACTTACGTAAACGAAAAAATGGCAACTTCGTTATTCTTGAGCGAGACAACCAGCAACGAGAATACCGCAAAGAAGATGTAATCTTCTTGCCTCAGTACGATCCACAACAGCAAATTTATGGGTTGGCTGATTACTTGGGAAGCATTCAGAGCAGCTTGCTTAATAAAGACGCCACACTATTTCGCCGCCGCTATTACAAGAACGGTGCGCACATGGGCTTTATCTTTTACGCGACAGACCCTAGCTTGAGCCCAGAAGACGAAGATATGATGAAAAAAACCATAGCCAGCTCGAAGGGCGTGGGTAACTTCCGCAGCATGTTTGTGAACATCCCGAACGGTAAAGAAAAAGGTATTCAATTAATTCCTGTGGGTGACATTGCCACTAAAGATGAGTTTGAGCGAATCAAGAACATCACGGCGCAAGACATTCTTGTAGGCCATCGCTTCCCTGTAGGTAAAGCAGGGATTATCCCGCAGGGCACCACCAGTTTGGGCGACCCTACCAAGATTGGTAACGAGTACGCCAAAGATGAAATCATTCCAGTATGTGAACTAATTATGGATGAAGTAAACAGTGACCCCGAGATCCCAAAACGGCTCTATTTAAAGTTTGACACCGACACGGGAACAATTGCATAAAGCTGTACAAAAACACAGCCATTGACGTAATATTGTGCTGTCAGTCAGTTCAGTTAGGTCAATGTTATGAGAGTGATTTGCCCAGAGTGCGGCGAGAGAAGCCGCATCCAGAAATCAAATAGAATGAGTACGAAATATGCGGATTTGTATTGCTCATGTAGTGACCCAGAATGCGGGCACACTTTCGTGATGAATTTATCATATAGCCACACTCTTAGCCCTAGTGCCAAAACCACGTCACAGCTAGCTTTTAATATGGTTAAGGCTTTAGCACCAGAACATAGAGAAGAATTAAAACTACAACTTTCCATGCTATAAATTGAAAGTAGGGTTCTCCGCCTCATCAGCCATCCTGATAATCGACTGGATGGCTTTTATTTTTTCATCATCCAGAAGATGAGCAAACCTTGGTAGTACTCCTTCAAGAAGCACACGCCCAGCTTCCTCTCTTCCCTCTCCTACCGAACTAACTGCCACACCATCAATGATTACATCCAGAGCTGATTGAAATAGCTGCTTTTCTTTAGACATATCAATACCCTTACTAATGACACTGTAAATATACTGTATATCCATACAGCTTTCTAGTTGTAATATTAGACAAGCTTCACTCATATGATATTTCATTTATGCTGCCGTATTGAGCGATTCCCACTCTTGTCGATACGCAGCATCCCTCACACAACGGTAGTGGTGGAGGAAAAAGGCTACTTTCAAACTTTGAGCTACTTGTCACAAACAGCAATGAGGCACATTTCACTAAGAAGGTTAAGACACTGAATAAGTTCTAAATGATTTAGTGAGCAGAAGTAACCTATACTTATCAAAAGACTCAAGGATATTGATTGCTATTGATGTATATTGATTAAAATCAACTCGTCATTTGTTACACAATGGGATTGACGAACCCGTCAAAATGTTAGAGACTTTCGCAGTTATCAATATAACTATTAAATAATAATTATTATCACTTGTGTGATTATTTATATAAATGGAGGCAAACATGAAAAGCACAGCAGCTAGAGCGAGCGCCGCCATGAAAAGCGGCAAGACACTATCATCGTATAATCTGCCAAAGAAAGTTAAACAAGGCATTGCCGATCGCCATTACTCACAAGAAGAGATCAACTCTCGTTTTAAAGAGTACCGTAACTCTAAGGCAGCCATTGCTTAATGTGGAAGCATAATACGTTTGGTGACATCATTGAAGAAGAGGGCGATTTTGTTGGCTATGTAGCCTACGCCCTTTACAAACAACAAAAAGTCAAATGGATTTATAACTACAAAGATAAAACTGGCGACTATCCTACACCCTCACAAATTGAGACCTATTTTACGTCTTTCCACTCGACACCTGAATGCATCGATAAGTATCGTGATGATGCTGAGCGCATGCTCAACGAATACATCGACTTCTCATTCTCTGAAGAACTTTCAGCTTACCAAGAAGCTGTAAAAGAAGACGAAATAGTAAAAGCTGTCCACAAACCGTTTTGGACTGGAGTAAGAGAAAATGTAGTTGCAGGTATCGTAGCCTCTCTCCTTACTGGTTTATTATCAATTGGGTTGTGGCTTCACTCTGAAATGAAATCTGCCGAACGTAGAGCTGATTTAATCGATAGAATTCCTGTCGCTGAAGAAATGAAAGAGTTCTTAAAAGACTCTAAATGATAAATTTACCAATCTAACACAATAGTTCATTTACCAATCATAACAACGGCCAGTCGTCCCCATCAGGGAAAATAGATAGTTCTGGTTGTTGATACTCTTGCTTTTCTGGCTGCGCGAATAGGTTGTCCCAACCCTCGAAATCCATCCAATTGGTGTCGTCCGAACGTTGACGACTCACTTCTACCAACTGGGCAGGGCGTTTATTGCCGTGTTCGTCTACCTCCGCTGGGCGGATTTGAATACTGGTTGCATCATCGATACGAATTGAGCTGCCTTTTAGCAGCGCGGCCAGTGCCGCTTCATCAATATTTGGTGATTTATTCGCCCGTTTATTCACTGGGTCTAATAATCGAGTTAGCTGATCGCAGACCTGTACTTTCTCAGGCTCCGTACAGTTATTGACAGAACTCCGAGAGGAGCCAGAGGCTCCAGAAAGAGCAAGAGCCCCCGCTTCAAGTTCATCGCTAACCTTGGATTTTTTCTGAATCGTCCAAACTTTGGTACGAGTTTTGATGGTTTCTTCTGGTGTAGTGAAGCCCTCAATCTTGCGGACGTCTTCGCCATGTGGAGAAGCAAACGGCAGAACCTCATAAGAGTTCACGATCAATAAATCGTCACGCTTAACGAATGGCCCACCTTGCCCCATGATGTAACCTTGCCAGTTACCATGATCTGCCGCTTTTAAAGTGTCGGTGATACTTGCGTCTTCAGTCTTCATGCGTGACTGGTAGCTCTTACCAATCACTTTCATTAATTCTTCATTGGTGATCAGCTTGCTAGGTTTAATAGGCCCAACAAGATCACGCTGCAACATCGAGTAAATCGTGAGTAGGTCGACACGCTCTTGCATGAAGAGGTATTCCATAAACGCTTTTTTGTTCTGGTTAGCGAAGCGGCGTAGTTCACGGTAAGTCGTTACTGGCGCACCACCAAAGAACTGGAACTGGCGAATGTTCCAGCGGCTTTTCCAAGCACTCACATTCTTCGCCATGTCCTTGACTGGCTTACCTGTTTCGTCCGACACATCACCATCCATTGCAAAGCCGTCGATATTCTTTGAAATGTATTTGGCTATGTAGCCTGTCGCGGTACCTTTCTCTGGGTCAATGTCACCGACATCACAACGAGCCGAGTGATCAAACCTGCCTTGTTTATCAAATAACTCGTGCTTATCTTCTTTCGTTGCGTAATCAACAAATATTTCTGTCACTGCTTCTTTGTTCTCTGGCTTAACCCAGATAAGCAAATGCCAATGTGGTGTGCCATCGTGGTGCGGCTCGGCAACGCGAACCCCAAACCAACGAATTCCTTTTCTGCCTAACTTGGCGCGGATTCGCTGCCAGACATTATTTAGGTACTTTTGTGCATCACGTGGGCTAGCACCATTCCAGTGTCCAATGAAACCGCCCTTCTTGTATGAGTTGTGATATTTAGCTGGCGTAGTCAGCGTTAAGAACAAACCTTGCAAACCCAGCTCGTTGCCAATGTCTTCGCAGCCACGGCAACGCACCATTAATTCATGACGACGAATTGCAGGGTTAGCTACACTCTTTTTGACCATATCCCATAGATCAGCTTTTTCGCCTGTTTCTTCATCTAGCAACTGGTGTTGTTTGATATATTCATAGTTAGCGGCTTGCTGCGCCTGGTACTCACGAACGCAATCCCATGATGCATAAGGTGATGCTTTTGAAGATACTTGCCCCATTGCTATAGCTAAGTGTTCACGCATGATTTTGCGTATTTTGTTCAAACGTTTATACCACCACTTCTCGCTAATCATCTTTGAAATGTCTTGCAGTGCAGATAGCTCTGATTGTTCTTTGTACTTGCGAGGAGGCTTAACACCAAAAGTGTTAATCACGAACTTAGCAACTTGCTCATAGGTAAAAACCACAGCCATACTAGTACCAAGCTGAGTTATTGCATGATACTTCTCGCTTTCCAATCGAATAGAGCGATCAATGATGATAGAAATTTTAAAAGCCATATCTTTGATTTCAGACGGTTCTAATTCTGCGAGTAGGCGATTTACTGGCGGCTTACGATTCTTTTCTATTTGGTCAAAATCAAATCGCATCTGTTTTTTAGGCGTAAAGTTGCTTTGCTCAGTGTCGTCATATTCTCCACTGAGCAAATAAACCTTTTGAGTTGTAGGAATAGCTTTGTATTGAGCAAGAACCAATCTTGCTCGCTCCATTGCAGGTTCCATTTTTTCACGAAGGTATGTATTTGCTGCTGTCTTCCCTTTCTTAGAAAAAATCGCTTTGTAACGCTTAGCGAAGTACTTGGTGATATAGATAGGCAGATCATTAAAGAACTTTTTGCTGGTTCTCCATGCGTGATCATCTGGATTGAGCTGATATAAATCTCGCTCAATAAAGTTCTGTTCATCTGGTTCAATAGTCACAGGTTGATACCCGTGAACTAAACAAGCATCTCTCTCATCAATTGCTTTGAGGGGTGCTCTCCACGGGCACTTTAAAGGCTTGACTGGTTGATAGTAGCTTAATGATTTCATTGTGTTAGTCTCGACTCTCTAATGTCTTAGGAGTCAAAGTAGTGAAAACCAAGTTAATAGATCCCGAAAACAAATTACTTAATGACGACCAAATTTCAGACTGGTTGACAAGTAACGAGTCTGAAATTGGCTGTGTTGAATATCGTGCAGCCATCCTTGGTAAAAATGGCAGAACAGAATATCGAACCATCACTGTTGGAGGCTTAGACCAAGTGGTTAAGCTCTCCAATATTCTTTGTGATTTTGGGTTAGTAGATTTGCTCAAAGACTCAGGTCCAGTGAAAGGTTTTGATTCTATTTTTGCTTTAAAAGAAAGAGCTCAAGATCTGCAAAAATAGCATCTCTATTTCCCTCTTTTTCTGCCTTGCATACAGCCATTTCGATTGTATTTCTAAACGCTGGGGAGACCTCACGTATACCCCAGTGTTTTTCAATCACCTTACTTGCTATAACTTTTATCTCGTTGCTTCTCTTTGGAGCTGCTTTTATGGCATCAATTAACTGTTCACCACTCATACCGCCTCCAACTCTTGCGTTGTTACCAGCATAAAACCACCCTTGCCTTCACCTTTGCTCAAAACGCCTTTGCGTAGATGAGTACAATTGAGATCAAGGCATGCTTGATTTGCGGCATCATCCATTGATTCAAAATCACCGATAAATACGTTCGCAACTTCCTGCGTATCTTCATGGCGAACAATCCCACCCGATGGACAAATTTTTACTGCTGCGTATTGCATCAAATCGCCTCCATCGTTGGATAGCCATGTAACGGCTCACAATCACGCCACCACATTTGCATCGTTGAATTTTGGCTAGTGCTCTTCGTGCATGCAGACACAAAGAAAAGAGCGCGAATAGCACCAATAGCTTGATTATGAATAGCTGCATCAGTTGATTGGTTAAACACCACAACCCAATAAACCCACCACGCGGTAATGAAATCGTTAAGGCATAAACCTTGCGCCGTGCCGTTTACGTTAACTAGCTGAGCGCGTGTTGAATCGAGCTCTAACATGTCGCCCTGGCTTGATTCGACAACGTTGAATACACGAACAAAATGTTCAATTTTTCGAGTGGTGAAACCCTCTGAACGAAGACCAAACTCTAAATCCGATCGGTATATTGTAAGAACACTCATTCTGAATCCTCCCCTAGTGCTGCAAGATGTTTATTTGCGATCTCGATAAACTCTCTACCGCCTTCGACTGTCATTTGGGAATCATCAATCGTGTAACCCGCTTCACGAATAATTTCATGCCCGGCATCGATACAATCGCAAGTTTCTTGCAGGCGATCACGCAAGTAACCGACCAGCGAAATAGCGGTTGTTATCGCGCCGTTTTCCAGTGACAACACACACCAACCGTCAGCAATACCAAACTGACCACCTTGTAAAACGTGGCTAATCTGAATATTCATTTCTTGGCCTGTATATTCACCCTTCGCGCCAATCTCACGTAGGTTTAAGCAGTCTCCCACTTGATAATCACGATCATTGAATCGAACTTCACACGTTTTACGCCCAGCTAATACTTCCGTGAAATAGTGAGATTGAATTTTTAGTTCATGTAGCTTGAAAGTGCTCATCCGGCCACCCCATCAAATGCAATTCCGCAGAAAGGGCAATGAGACATTTTGAAGCCGTTTTCTAACGTCCTTTTGTTCTTCATTGGCTCATTATTTTTCTTTAGTGGGTGGTACTTTGTTTCCACATAAAGAGCGACAGGGGCAGACGGTTTACCATCAAGAAAGAACACACGGTTTTTCCATTCGACTTTTAAAGACCCCTCAACCATTGGAGTGTCTTTTAGTTGCTCAGTGGCAGCGTCTTTAACTCTTGCAAGCATTTCATCAAAGCAATTACACATATCAGTTCACCTCCATTTGAGTAGGAACAATGAACGACTGCCAAATAGCAGACACATATTTTGCTTGGAACTTCGCATCATCTAGCGCGGAATGGTGAACACCTTGACGGGTAAATGTTGTTTTCGGATCAATGCCAAGAATCGAACGTCCCATTTCAACAATGGTTCTAACGTCACGGTCATTCCAATGAGAAAAATGAGGTTTGATGCGAACAGCTTTGAAAGCATTCGCCAAGATCACATTATCGAATCCACTACCATTACCCCAAACTTGAATATCTCTTGAGTCACCAAGATCAACAAACCACTGGTTTAGCTCAAGCAAAGCATCTTTCAAAGACGACTTAGGCGTATCTCTCAGGAAGATTGAACGCGCTTCTTCACTCTGGATAAGCCACCAAGTTACAGTCGATGCATCAATATCACTGTAGTAAGCAGAACTATTAAGATTCACCACTACTTCAAAATCAGCACCAAGTGCGCCAGTCACAGGTGAGAACACAACCGCGCCAATAGAAACGATTGCCGCATTACTTGTATTACCCATGGTTTCTAGGTCTAACATTACATGTGTACTCATTACCTACCCCTTACATTTTGCTAGCGCGTTGTTGTACTGGTCAGAATCAACCCAAACAATCAAAGCTGTTTTCTTGTTGTCTACTAGGTCTGTAGCTCCTAGCCCATCGGTTTTAAACTTGATAGTGGTTAGCCCGTTGTTGAACTGGGCTGAATTCATGCACTGGTGCAGTGCTTGAACGGTTACGTTCTCGTCACCAATTTCACTAAATAGTTGCGTTAGTGATGCCATGCCTATTTCCTTACTTACCAATGACTGACAAGCAGTACTGTTCGAAGTCATAAAGACGCTCATCGTCCCAACAACCAAGATCACGTAAGGCAAGCATTTCAATAAACAGGCTGCGATTTTTCATATCTAGTTGTGACCAATGGTGCATCTGTGGCTTGGCATTTTCGGTTTGATATGAGCGATACCAACTCACATAGGTATGAGCGAAGAACACGCTTGCGCGATCACTCTGCATTGCTTCTTTGATGTCAGCTAAAACGTCTTCTAGTGGGCGGTGTGTTTGAACAGGAGTTAACTTTTTAGCGATAGCATCAAGCTGAATCACGATTTCTTCTTGCTGCGCTATGCTGCTTTTTTCAAAGCGGGCTGCAATCTGTTCAAATGACTGGTTAAATAGGTGTTCGTAGATGTTGCTCATGCTTTCACCTCTGCTTCGGCTTCTTCACGGGCTTCAATGATCAGTTCGGTGATTTCACTCTCGATTCTCAAAAGACGCTGAATTGGGCAATCACCTGTTGGACAACCAACATAGAACCCATCAACAAGGCTGACTTCTTCACGGTAGACAACAGGTGAAAGTGAGTATTCATCCCCATCTGGTGATATCGCAGACAGTGGGCGAACACGAACAACAAATAGATTGCCGCAACCACGGAAGTTAGTATGAATGTTGAGAATGTCTGTATTGGCCATCGCCAGAACATTGATCGAATGAACAATGTCATAGGCTTCTCTTTGCTTAAAGTTCTCTGCTAGTTCTTCTGCAATCACTTCAAAAGAACCTGACTTCATAGCTTTCGCTAATTCAGTAAGCTGCTTCTCTTCGCATGGGTTAAGAGTTAGTACATATTGCTTTGGCAACAGATTAGACAGCGCAAATGAAAGACGGCGGTTTTGTTCCACCATCAGTTCATTGAATGTCTGTGACTTTTCTAAATTCTGCGTTGATTGTTCTAAAACGCTTTCGGCTTGAGCCAAGATTTTATTGGCTTGTTCTAGGTCATTCATCTTCTATGCTCCTACGCTAAGACGAAAAAAAAAGCCCCCATTCCTTACGGAATACACCAGGGGCAAGGCTGGCTAGATAATTAATTCACATTGCAAATATCGGAGTGTTTCAAGCGGCGGACATCACCCACTTTGCGGTCAAACGTCAATGCCATTTCTTTTAAAAGCTGCATACCCATACGAACCTTTTGCAGCTCTAAGTCATTGAACGAATCGAATGATCGGTTGTAGTCTTTTGGCGGCATACCACCTGCAATCAGGATTAAGCCACGACTGCGATCACTCATTTCGTCATACATCTTGCGAAGCTTTTGACGCTTTACGCTTTTATCGAAAAGAGCTTTACAAGCAGCGATGCTTTCCAGAGCATTTGGGGCTTCGGGTTGTAGTTCTTGTTTATTGGCTAACTGACTCATGGTGTTTTCTCTCCTCTTCTTGGCTCAAGCTGTTTAGGCTAAGCCGGGGATAGGCGCACCATTAGCCAGAAAGTCTGTGCCCATTTGTACAAGTGGATGCAAGCCTGTGGTGCGGTGTTCAAGGTCATTGATGAGCAAAACCAAATTACCTAAAGCCGCTTGTGCCTTGGCTAGTGTTTTGCGTTTGGTAGATCGCGGTAAACGCTCTGCGGTGCACATTGCTAACGCATCGCTAGAAAGCTCACCAGAATGGTGGTTTAGCTTTAGAACTCGCTCAAACAAGTTCAGGCCATCTTCTTCTATTGGTAGTGGAGTCGTGACCACCCCATCATCTGCAAATAACGTATTTACGATTGAATAGTCACCCGAAACACGACTAATAGAGGCAAGCACAACAGGCTTAAGCACGTGTGGTTGGTTCGGGTTCAGCATATTGCGAAGCATTGTGCCGTTGAGTTGAAGCTTTCTCGCAATCGCTTCAACATCGTGATTAACAACAAAATCACAGCAAGCCGCATCAAAAGCTTGTTGTTTGCGTTCACGTAATACGCACATTGAGTTATTTTCATCCATAACTAATACTCAAATGAAGAAGAACGGAGCGAAAACGAATGTCCAACCAACGATATTGAGCAATAACGGACATTTGTTTGGATACTTGTCTTCCCAAGACTCACTCGCCTGATATTTCAAAGAAATATCTCGCTGAGTGAGTTTGGTTTTAGGTGAAGTTGCAAAGCTCATACTGCTTGCTCCGCAAGCTTTTGCATGTACTTCACCATATTGACCATGATTAAGCCTTTTGTGGCTTCTTTCGGGACTACTGGGATATTTCCAAGGTCTTTTTGACGGTCGAACGTAGATGAAGACATACCAGTACGACGTAAAAATTCTTTTTTTGTGCAGATAGGCGCATCAAGAGCTATTTGAAGTATTGCCATAAGTGATATCCTACTTGTTTGAGGTTATTTGATGCTGCATGGTGGAATATGAAGGCATCAATTTCGTTTGCGTAATTATTGATCCCTTTTGAAAAATAGTAAAGCTCTTTTTTGAAATTACAGCCACCTAAAGGCAAGCTAAATCCCAAAAAGAAACTATGGATTAACTAATTTCGTATTTTTTTAAGATTAAGGAGTGCGTGAATGAGCAGAGTTCCGGCAAAAGTACCGCCTTTTGAATACAAAGCTGGTCGCTTATTTACTGATAGGCTAAAAGAAGTTACGGGATGTACGTCATATGAGTTGTTAGCGGATTACTATGGAGTCCCAAAATCGACCATCTTTACGTGGCATCATCACGATCGCATTGCCCATGAACTAATCGTTAGAGAACATCTTCATAGCGGAGCATCGGTGAAGTTCCTAGCTTTAGGTGAAGGTGAAGCATTTCCAAACGGCAGACCCGAGACGACCTTTGGTGGCATAGCTGAACAACAAACAACAACAAAGTTCATAACTAAGTTCAGCATTAGCAATGGTGAACTTTCTGAAACTGGAAATATTGAAATAGGTCTTTCGACTCTTAATGACTTTGGCTTAGACCAAGCTGATTTAATCATCATTGACAAAGGTGAAACTCATTATTACGTCAATAGAGCTGAAAAACAGCCCGTGTCTGGTGATTACCTCATTGAGATCGACGGCGTTATCTCAATTAACTATCTGCAACGTTTACCTGGTAAGAAATTGGCAATCGCGTTTGACACATCAACCATTGAAGTATCTGAAGAAGACATAAACGTTGTTGGTCGTGTTGCGATGGAAATGAAGAAGAAATAGCTCTTTATATGTCATAGCCCACAAATATGCATCATGTTAAACGGCAACTAATATCTCCACGGCCCAATTCGGTTACAATTTTCTCCTGATTTTTATAGATGAGGAGCACACTATGAATCAAGCAATCAAAGATAAATTGCCGCAAGCACAAGAGGTTTTTACATGTCTGTATAGAAACTCGAAAGGTCAAGTTAGTGTACAAGAGCTTGCTAATGCATCACTAAACGAGTCCAACACTAAAAGTTATATTCAAGGTTGGTCGATTAAGCACTCTCGCCCTATAACGCTGCTTACCGATCAAGTTATTCAGACATTTAGTCATGGTGAAGAAGCGATCGAAGCGTTTGAGTCTGGTAACTATTCAGAGAATAACCAGATTGAACTACCTAACTCCAATCGACTGTCATCCCAAGAGACAATGGACATCTGCTTTACAGGGTTTGAAAAGAAAGAAAAAGAAGAACTTGTAAAGCTTGCTGAAACACACAACATGGTCGTCAAAAAAAGCGTTACCAAGTATCTAAACATCCTGTGTTTCGGCAGAACTGCAGGCCCCAGCAAATTAGCTCAAGCTAATTCTCAAGGGGTCATAGTGTTAACAAGAATTCAGCTAGAAAACCTTCTTATTACAGGAGAACTTCCAGACAGCCTAGCGGAAGACATCAACCTCAAAGACAGTTCAGCACGTAAAAAAGTTCTCAGCCAAGAAGAACTGGTTGCCGATATTAATACCAGCCTGGCTGGATTGCGAGAGCTAGGAAGACGTGAGAATTTAATCGCACTTTTCCATGAGGGGTCAGCTCTAGGCTGGAAGTTCCATGTACCAGATGTATTTAGAGAAGCACTTGATATCAAATTAACACCGATATCCATTCAAAATAACACTATCTCTACATGGACTCAGGGACATGCTTATTCTTTCCAGAGAGGTGATTCTATTGGCAGTGTATCAACGAAGGACTGGAATAACTTCTTACAACAAGATGGAATTCTGCTTCAAATCGCCTACTCCAACCCTGCGGGCTTTGAAGAGAACAAACGCATTGAAGGTAAGTTTACAGGTTCGTTTTACCAGTCTAAAACACACAAATCATCGCGCCAATTGAACGATAGTCAAATTGAAGTTTCTAGTTATGTGTATGACTCAGGCTCTCTGACTATAGATATTTTCAAAGTAAATGAAGCCAAAACCAGAGTTGAAAAATTCGACTCTATTGCCTTATCCCAAGTTGATTTCGTAACGCTTCTGCAGCAAGGCTATTACTGGAAAAAGCCTTTAGATAAAGACGATGATACACCAATTGAGAAAATAACCCTGATTCCATAACCATAAACCTGTAAGTATTCGGAGGTCAGCTCCGAGTACTTGCTCCGAATAGTTATGCTTAGGTGCAAATATAAGCTAGTAATATATGTCTATACGAAAGCTAGAAGATGGCAACAAAAAACCGTGGCTCTGCGAGTGTTATCCGCAGGGCCGAAGTGGTGCCAGAAAACGTAAACGCTTCGCCACTAAAGGCGAGGCAGTGGCTTACGAAAAATTTCTAATGAAAGAAGTCGATGACAAGCCTTGGCTAGGTGACAGAAAGGACTTGCGCACACTTCAAGAGCTAGTCGAACTTTGGTACAAACTTCACGGCCAACACCTAAAATCCGCGAAAAAAGTTTACCCTCGCCTTTGCACGATAGTGGAAGAGCTCGGCAACCCGTTTGCAATCAAGTTTACTGCAAAAGACTTTGTTCACTGGCGTTCTAGCCGTAAAGCAAAGAACCGATACGGAGAACCGACGACTGAAGGAAAAGCGATCTCTGCTCCTACCAATAATCTTGATTTAAGATATTTGCGAGCGGTATTCAATGAGCTTATTTCCCTTGGAGAGTGGACTCAACCAAACCCACTTACCGGTGTTAAATCGATTCAAGTAACTGAATCGGAAATGGGCTTTTTCTCAAATGAAGATATTAATGCGCTATTCGACAGGATCAGCAAAAGTAAACGAGCTAAAGAGTATGAACTCGTCTGCAAAATTTGCTTGTCTACTGGTGCACGTATTTCCGAAGCGAATAACCTGCGTCTTCCACAAATTACGAAGTACAAAATCACGTTTCTTGATACCAAGAGTAAAAGGAACCGAACTGTGCCAATCACCGAAAAGCTCTATAACGAGTTGATAGCGTTTGAGCGAACGGGGGAAAAGGATAAGTTATTTAAGAGTTGTCTTCACGGCATTGCGTATATTGTTGACCAGGCATTCCCTAACTTACCGGACGGGCAGAATACACACGTGTTTCGTCATACCTTTGCAAGTCGGTTTATGGAAGCCGGCGGCAACATCCTGGTATTGCAAAAAATCCTTGGTCACAGTGACATCAAAATGACAATGCGTTATTCCCATTTTTCACCCGATCACCTGATTCAGGCTGCGGAGTTAAACCCCATTTTCCGCTTAGGGCTATAGCCATCAACCTCTTAAAAAATGGCGACAAAGTGGCGACGTTTTTTATTGATACTGATGGTTATTGGGTGATAGTGACAAAATCAACGCTTATTAAAGCATTGATATAACGATAAAAGCCTTGATTTTACTGGCCTCCAGAAAACACTATGCATTACACTAAGTAA